CCGCTTCTGTGATGCAAGAATTTTCACCCGCTTCGCCAGCGCAGGGCACATGGTGACCATATCTTTGGCGACTTCGAACACGATCGATGCCTGCTGTCGGTCGGCTGCACACCCGTACACTTCCGCGCGCTCTTCATTGTCGCCGCAGGTTAGCAGCAGCGCGATCGCTGCAGCAAGTTCGCTTTTTCCATTCTTCTTTGGAATTTCGATATATGCTGTGTTGAATTGCCGATACCCACTGGGTTTCAGTGTGCCAAACACATCACGGATGATCTGCTCCTGCCAGTCGATAAGCAGAAAAGGCTTGCCTGCCCATGTACCCTTCGTGTGAGAAAGACATTCGATAAAAGCCACAGCATGATCGGCAGCCTGTTTGTCGTACACCGAATCCTTCGCTTTGAACGGAGTCGGCGTGTACTTCTTCAGTTTTCGTAACATCACCGCCTCCATGGATTTCTTCGCTTAGTTTTGATGTGTCGTGATACATTGCGATAATCATGAGAAAGAATATAATGATATTGTGTTCTGCGTTTGGTTCTCTATGTGAAAAGGATACTCAACCGATTTTGAAAGGAGCGTCTTGTATGTTCATCGCCATTGTTCTGTGGATCGTTGCATTCGCTTTTGTGCTTGTTACTTCCATCAACATGATCCGACGCGCTATCAAAACGAAACATTGCACCGCAGAAACGAATGCCGATATAATTGAAATCAAGGAACTTGTCCGGCGGAGAAATGGCATCATAACGAGGGAATACCTGCCCACAATCTCATACGTTATCGATGGAACAACGTACACGCGAAAGTACACCAAAGCATATCATTCGGATACGTATCAAATCGGTCAGATTCTACCCATTCTGTATAATCCGCAAAAGCCTGACGAGGTCAATACAATCGGAACCAGCAATAAGGCTGATTTGGTCATGCTCATCATCGGGCTCGTCATTGGAGTTGTTGGTATCGTTTTTGTTATGCTGCAGAAGTAGCGACCCTCATCACCAAGCAAACATGGAGGCCCGCGTGAGCCTCCGTGTCCGATTTGGTTTGGTTATCGCGCCGCCGTTGGGGCAACCGCCCCATCTGCTCCCTTAACCGCTCAGTGGCGGCGACGTTGCGCAACGCGGCATTGCGGCGATCTATGCACAGGGTGCGTCCGGATCGCCTTCCTGTACCGCCGCTTTCAGGGTGTCTGCGTCAAACCCCGCCGCTTTGTATCCTTCCAGAAGTGTGCTGTAATAGAAAGCGCTGGGTTTGTTTTGCGGTTTGCCGGCGATTAAAATGAAAATCAGCGCATCTACCAGAGCACCGTCGCGGCGTACTTTGATCGCCGTTTTCCGATACAGCTCCGGCACACCGATCCAGCGGTCGAGCGCAGCTTCATCCTGCGGTGAAATCTCCCACAGCAGCGCGGGAACGCTACCGCCCTTCGCTTTTTCGATCGTCGCCAATGCGCCGGCTTTGCTGCCGCGAAAAGAAAGTCTGTAATTCTTCAACACCGCGGAGCCGATCAGCTTTGCGGTCGGGCAATGCTTCGCCATGTCGGTGCGGTTCAGACCTGCGCCGTACGCTGCAAAAAGTCGGCTATTCAAGTTAGTCCTCCTCGATCTTCACACATTCGTCCTCACCAAAAACCACACCGAGAGTGCTTCCGTTGCTCCAAGCCGTGTGAATCGTTCCAAGTGAATCGACATAAAGCACTTCCCCGATGGTGCCTACTGGAATTTGTGTGTAGGGGTCATTCATGTGTACCAGCCGCACTTTTGTACCAGGCTTATAATATTCTTTGAGCTGTTTCAGCAGCTCTGGATGAATTCCGTTCATGCTTCATCACCCGCTTCCCTTGCATCGCGGAACGCTGCGTTGCCGGTGAGCCTTTTCAGAAGCACACGGCGTGAATCTTTGTAGTCTTGCCCAATGAATCCAAGCCGGAGGAGAAAACAGCGGAAGGCGTACTTCTCGTTTTCGACTTGCTGTTCCGACGCGCCGACGCGCTTTTGTGTTCGCGCCAATTCGCAAAGACCCTGTACCAGTTGGTAGTAGGCAGCAAGCTCTGCCTGATCGTCAGTCGGCCGAAACCATCCGAATTCGATCCTGTCGGAGTGCTCTGTCATCGGAAGGCTGTCCGTGCCGAGCGCTTTCTTCAGCAGCGTCGCTTTGCTCGCAACTAGTCTTCGTAGGTTCTCCAATGCAATGGGCGTCATTCCGTCCCGCGGCATCTCGACCGAAAGCCGATCAAGGCTGTCGAGCGTAGGTGTTACGATTTCTTGCTTAAGGCTGTCTGTAGCTTTTTGCTCGAAGGGCTTCATCTGCTCGCCGATCCGTTCGCCAATGAAACCGTCATGCGCCAGTTCGCGAATCAACATCGTAATCTGTGCCTCATCCGTTTCATCTGGGCAGGTGACCGTACCGTTCTTGTCGACGGTGTAAGCCCCTACTTGAAATGCGAAGCTCGGCGCACCGAGGTATCGCGTCGCATCCTGCAGAGTATCCCGCATGACCGCGACCAGCGCCTTTCTTCTGTCCCCTGCAACGTTGTACTTGATCTGCATATAATGTCTACCTCCTTGAATTTGGTAGTACATACATGCCTCTGAAAGATGTACTTATCAAGCTATTTATCTGTGTTTTCTACGATTTCTTTGTACGGAATTCGCTCGCCGGTACGAATCAGGAACACACCGTCGGAACCATTCAACTGCTCGACGGCCCTTCGAACGATCACATCACAGTACTTTTCATCCAACTCGATCATACGACAGACCCGATCTGTCTGTTCGCAGGCGATCAGGGTACTGCCGCTGCCACCGAAGGGGTCGAGCACGACGCAATTCGCCATGCTGGAGTTCAAAATCGGATATGCCAACAGTTCCACAGGTTTCATAGTCGGGTGGTCAGCGTTCTGTTTGGGTTTATCGAATTCCCAGATCGTCGTCTGCTTCCGATCGGCGTACCATTCGTGTTTTCCTTTTTTCTTCCAGCCGAATAAGACAGGCTCATGCCGCCATTGATAAGGGCTCCGGCCTAACACCAACGATTGCTTCTTCCAGATGCAGGTGCCTGAGAGATAGAACCCCGCTTCTGAGAACGCTCTGCGGAAGTTCAAGCCCTCGGTATCCGCGTGGAACACATAGATCGACGCATCGGAAGTCATGCTGGCTTCCATGTTCTGAAACGAAGCGAGCAGGAACTCGTAGAACGCAGCATCTGCCATGTTATCGTTTTTGATCTTTCCAGCGGTGCCTTCGTAGTTTACATTGTACGGCGGGTCCGTGACCACGAGGTTGGCCTGGCCGCCGTCCATGAGCAGGTCGAACACATCCCGCTTCGTACTGTCACCGCAAATGAGCCGGTGTTTGCCGAGGAGCCAGAGGTCGCCCGGCTTCGTGATCGCAGGCTCCTTGAGCGCGGCATCCACATCGAAATCATCACCATGAACATCGGCGCGCTGCGCATCTTTGAACAACGCATCTAGCTCAGGTGCGTCGAAGCCGGTCAGAGATACGTCGAAATCCGCGCCTTGCAGGTCCGCGATCAGTAAAGAGAGTTTGTCCTTGTCCCATTCGCCGCTAATCTTGTTCAGCGCGACATTGAGCGCTTTCTCTTTCTCTTCGCCCATTTCCACGACAACACATTCGGCTTCAGTTACGCCGGTATCGATCAGCACCTTCAAGCGCTGGTGTCCTCCGACGACATGGCCGGTGGTCTTGTTCCAGATCACCGGTTCCACGTATCCGAATTCTGTAATCGAGCGCTTCAGTTTCTCGTATTCCGGGTCGCCGGGCTTCAGGTCTTTACGCGGATTGTAATCCGCCGGAACGAGCTTATCGATCGGCAGCGTTTGAATGACCATGATTGATTCCTTTCGACAAGATTTTTCGTAAACCCGCTTGCGCCGCCGTGAGATTACCCGCGAGCGCCTGACCACGCAGCGTCTTGCGTTGCTGGCTGGTCAGTCGATGGTATCGAAGCGAATGAATAAATGCCTGTACTTCGTCCATACTCATTTCCCCCTTCGAGCGGTCAGCAGGCGCTCCATAACGTCGTCCTGCGGATTTGCGCCAGTGTAGTCAGCGGCACAGTTTTCTTTCACGATCTGGAAGATCTCATACCAGAGCCGGTTTGTTTGCGCCATGTAGTTTTGGCTCATAGCCACATAGGGAGATTGGATCGCGCTTCCGGTCGTCGGATGCTTTGCCAGGAACCCATATTCCGTGATCGCCGCTTCACACTGAATCCAGCGCGCAGCGCTCATGGCGTATCGCTCCAGTACCTGTGGGGAGACGATGTTCGCGCAACCGCGTTCGTTCAACCAGCTCCAGGTCCGCTCGTAGATCGTTGCGGCAACGAGCGGCTTACCGTCCTTCTGAACGGCAGACAACATCTCCCGCGGTTGCGGCATGGGCAGTCCTTGCAAATCAGTAGATGCTTTGAACTCGATCACCTGCAATTGCCGCTTGCCGGGGTTGCCGTCAAGCATCTTATCCGCGAGCGGCTTTTTCTTCTGTCCCGACCCGGGGCGAGACCCTCCGTGACCGTTTGGCATGTGTGATTCCTCCCCCAAAAAATAGAGGCCTATTCGACCTCTTGAAACCGCGAAAGTTTGTACGCGACCCGACCGCGTTGTCCAGTTGAAAAGGTTACAGAGGTAAAATTACCCCCACCGGGTCATTTCGCGTGTGAATTCTGTCGCGCGTTGGTGTGGCCGATCGTAATCTTCGAATGGCAGCTCTTACAAAGTGCCATGAGATTGCCCTCCTCGTTCGTACCACCGTTTGCCAGCGGTAGACGATGATGCACTTCCTCTGCGGCAGTCAGCCTGCCTTCGCTCCGGCACTGTTCGCACAAAGGATGCCGTAATAAAAATCGCGCACGGATCTTCTTCCACGCGCGGCCGTATCGTTTGTTGGTATCAGGGTCGCGAAGGTACTGGTTATACTGAAGCTCGGCGGCCTGCCTGTGCTCGTCGCAGAACCTACCGTCGGTCAATCGGCCGCAGCCCGGGAAGGAGCAGGGCCGCTTGGGTTTGTATGGCATATCAGCCCTCCAAAGGAAAGCAAAAGAGCCTCCGCGTTTTCTTACCTGCGGAGGCTCTCTTCTTTTTTTTCGTCACCATAACAATAACAAAGGAGCTAACTCTCTTTCAATCAACTTTGCTCTCCTCTTTCAAAAAAGATCCCGCCTCCTCCAGCGCACGCTCATGCATGCGAAAAGCATATTGCATGCTGTATTTCAAATCGATAGCGATTTCTTCCCAACGCTTGAAGCACAGATAACGCAGTTCCAGTAACGTCTGATACTCTGTGTTCTCCACCCGCTTGATGCACGCCATAATCTCCGCTTTTAGATCGACCAGCGTATCGATATCGTCGTTAATCTCGTTCTCCATGTCGACCATTTTACAGATCGTATCCTCCATGGAGTGTAGGTTCGGCGTCGCCGCTTTCGGCGCGCCAGAGAGCGTACCAGTTGCTTTACCCAGCAGGGCGCGCAGGGACATCACCTGTTCCAGCTTACTATTGATCCGCTGGTCAATGCGATATGCCTGTGATAAGTATTCTTTGGCATCCATATTTCTGACCTCCTTTGTTAAACTTCTATTCCTGCGTATGCCCACAGGACAGCCTTTACATCCTCTACCGACCGAACCACATACGCGTGACCGCCGGCGACCTTGATCCTGTGGATCGTCCGTTCCTGTAGCTTCGACACCCTGCCTTCCGGCGTTTTGACTTCGAAGGCGAAGAACCGACCGTCCAGGCAGCAGATCACGTCGGGAATTCCCGCTGACCCATACATGCCGCCATGCTCTTTCCAGGCAAAGCAGCGCGGAATTCTCTTTAGCAGCCGCATGATCGCGGCAACAATATCTCTCTCCAACATGTAGTAAACTCTCCTAGATAAAAAATATGAGCTGAATTTTAAAAAACGTAGGTAATATGCGGCATTTTTCCCTTGTCGCAGGTTGTCGCAGGTTTTTGGGGTATTCTCTATAAAAAGAGCTTTCTTTACGTATAACCTGTTTTTCCTGCGACAAGCTGCGACAGCGGTTCAATCAAACGGTATTTTACCTTTGTAATCGGTAAATCCACCGGTATCAAACCTTAACTTGAACCCAATCAACATCGTTGTTTCACTACCTCCGGCATACGGCCGTTTTCGCTCAACACGTCCGTACATCGCCAGGATTTGCTTAAAGTTGCGGGTGTTCTCCGCAAAGCAGCCGTTGGCGTCGCACCATTTCTTGTACCGGTCATATACCGCGGAGGTCCGTTCCTCGGCATTTGCGACGGGTTCCATCTCATCCTCGATAAACAACCCGACCTTATCGCTCTCATGTCGGTACCGTTCCGTTGCGAAGTGTACCGATTCCGGCATAGTCAGTCCTTCCAGATGCAATTCCTTGTACCCTTCCAGCAGCCAGTTCAGGATCGCGCTTTGATTCTTCTCCGAGATAAACGTCTTCTTCAGCGACTTGTCCTGTTGATCCTCCTCGAAATGACGTTCAAACGGTATGATCATGATTCTGCCGCTCGAGAAGAGTGTCATATCCGTAATCACCGGTAGATAATTCGTATTCATGTAGATTTTGAACTGCGGCTGAAAATCGAAGCTGTTCTCGTGCAGAAATCGCGCGTTTAGCGTATCGTTGCCCGTCATGCTTTTCACCTGCGCTGCATTGAGCAATAATCCTCTGCTCGGCTCCGAGATGTTGGCAAACCGTATTCCTGCCAACCGGGCGATATCCTCGGTCGGATTCTGGCTGCTGGCATTCTGTTTCATGCTGATTGTTTCGGGGCGAACCGTGCTTCCATATTCACCCATGACTTTGAGAACGCTCTCCATGAGCGTGCCCTTTCCGTTTCGGGTCGTCGCGCCGTACAGAATGAAGAGGCACTCGAATCGCGTATCTCCGCTGAGCGCGTATCCCAGCGAACGCTGTAAAAACCGCGCCCTGTCTTTGTCTCCGCTCATAATCTCGTCTACAAACCGATCGAATCGCTCGCAGCGCGCATCTGGGTCGTACACGACATCCGAGATTTTAGTGATCTTATCCTCCGGTGCATGGGGCTGGAAGGACATGTCTTTCAGGTGAATCGTCCCATTTTGACAATTGAACAGGAACGGATCTCGATCGAATGCATCCATCGGAATCGGATAGACGCCCTGCGCGTCTTTCAGTATCGTTTCCCGTGTCCTGCGCGCCTGCCATTTCTTACACCGGTCGATGTAGTCTTTGCGCTGCTGCTCGTCGGAGATGTTGAATGCATAGACCATGAGCGCGTTCGCGAGTTTTTTGCACAGCTCCATCGCCTTGAGCCCGCCGATATCCGGCTCCCACCGTTTCCCTTGAAAGATGTACCAAAGCTTCCGCTCCGGCACGTATCGGACAACACCGCTGTAGTAATCCGAATAAAGCCTGCTGTTTCCGATGTCCGTGCTGAGATAGCGCGGATTGGATTCCGGCTGTAGCGCACGTAACGCTTCCGTGTCCGCAATGTCCTGACTCACGTTACGCCTCGTAAGAATCGGTAGTTTTTCTGCCTTTGTAACGCAATCCCGCACCCAATCCCGGAATAACGACGGATCGCCCATGAGCAGCTCATTGGGGTCTTTATACCCTTCCGGCGTCGTCGTGCGCAAGTGTGCCACTCCTTGTGCTTTGAGCTGTGTGCAGAGTTTGCCGGCAGCTTCATCGCCTGCGCTGTCCCGATCCATGCACACGATCACCGGCGGCACATTCTCGCGCGCTTTAAGCGCGTCGATCAGCTTTCTGGTTCCCGTGCCGCATGTCGCAACGGCGGAGCACCCCTCCTGCATGATCGACAGTGCACAAAATGCGCTCTCGACGACGAATACCGGAGAATCCTGATCCAGCGACTCTTCGTAGAACAGCGGCTCCGGCCCGGCGTCCTCGGAGCGCGGTTTAAAAAACCGCTTATCCGATATACTCCGGGATGTGTAGTAATCCGAATTTGTGCCGTATGGGATGACGATCGCGTTTCTCTTAGGATCAAATCCAAGCCGGAAAGCAAGCATGCTCTCACCGGTGAATCCTCGACGCTGCAAATACATCTGTGCGGCCGGCGCGACGGCGAACGCCTCGATGCATTGATCGATGTACCTTGAAATCGGTTCATGTTGAATCGCCGCAGGCTTCTTTTGCGCCGGCGCAGAATTATGAATGTGAAACACTTCTGTGATTTTCTGCGCTGCTTCCGTCGTACTGAGGTTTTTCAGCCGCGCTACCAGATCAATCGCATCGCCGGACGCATCGCAGCCAAAGCACTTGAACCTGCCCTTTTTGAATGACATGGAAGGTGTCTGATCGTTGTGAAACGGGCACTTCGCTTTGCCGCTCTGCACCTCAATCCCCAGCCACCTCGCCACTTCCTCAATTGGGATCTCCTGCCGGATTTTCTGAAAATCAGCCATACGCAACCCTCCCTTCCGACCGAAATTGCTGCTGCATCCTACTGCTCACGCCGCTTAACCTCTATGCAATCTCGGTCAAAGTACCGGATCGTCATAAACCGCGATATGGCATGCGCAATTTCGCGCTGCATGCCGTTGCTGTACCGGTCTCCGAACACCCAGAGCTCTTCGCACAGGTCTAGGAGCCGTAATCCCATGTCCATGCCATCCAGGCGCTCTTTCGCATGTTTATCGTTCAGAAACAGCGGATACATCAGGTGCGGTGTGACCGGCATATATCCGCTGAGATACGCAAATCGGGAATACTGACGCGCGTTCTGGACATTTCCTTTGATGCAGCCGGCATATGGTGAGCAGATGAACACCATGGGCCGCTCGACCCGATCAAGATAGAGTATCCTCGGGAATCCGAATGATGCCGTCGGGGTTGCCGAATTCGACGCGTTTTTCATGCCTTGCCTCCATTCCCAGCCGTGCGCGAAGCTCGGCGTTTTCTTGTTCCAGCTCCCTGACGCGCCGCGACAGGAAGTCGATATTGTTCTCAAAATGCTTTACTTTGTTGTCGTATGCCTCTGTAGCCCACTTCAGCTTCGTCTTTGCAGAAGTTGCTTCGGATTGCAAGGTTTCAAGCTCTTTCCGCAATTCGATAAAGTGCGGATTCTTCATGAGCCGGATCACACCGGCGCGGGCGACTTGATCCATCGAAACGGGAATTGTCTCTGGTTGAGCTTCCGCTTTAACTTGCGTGTTAGCTTTGCTGACCACCTGATTGTAAGCACCATAAATAGTCGTTTCTCCAGAATCAATTTTCGGTAATAAATCAGGACGCTGTTCCGCGATGATTCCTGCACGCTCCATCTGCCTGGAACTTGTGAACCCAACTCTCTGTGCAATTGCTTCGCGCGACTTACCTTTTCCCCGTTGTGCGCAAACGCGCACAACGGGGAAATTGGAGAAATCATTACCTTTACGAAGAGGTGCTAACTGGCGTTCTCGCGCCTTCGCGAACTCGATCGCCTTGATCTTTTCGGCATACTCGAGCCGCTCTGCAGTCGTAAAATTAAGCCGCTGCTCATTCTCCGCAATTTCGATCTCCAGCATCTCTTCGGCCTGCATGGGCGAGAGCACCGTTGCACGGAGTTCCGGCATCTGAATGAGCTTCGCTGCTTCCAATCTGCGCAGGCCGGCGATCAACTGGAATGTTCCGTTTTGGCAGTCCATGACCGTGATCGGGTTGATCAGACCGTGCTTCTTAAGGTCGTCCGCCAGCTCGGTCAGGTCGCCCGGGTCCTTGCGGATACGCGTTGATACCTGAACAGATGCGATCAAAATTACTCGCGTTTCACTTGCCATTCCGCTCGCCCTCCGTACCCAGCCGAAGTTTTGACGTGCTGCCGAGGCTCTTGTTGTAGTAATCGCGCAGCATGCCGCAGAAAATCTGCAGATAAATCGGCTTAAATGCGTTGTGCGCATTGACGCGCCCTTCGCACCGCGAACGGTACTCAAAAAACAAATCAGCCGGAATCAACCCACCGAGCCGCTGCCGGAACAAGTCCGGTGTTAGCTTCAATTCATACCGTCGGGAGAATTCGGAGATTCCTGCAAGCATTTCCCGGCGTAACGCTGTGGAATCCCCGTGCCAGGCAACACGGATACATTTCAATGCCAAATCCAGAGCGGTTTCGCCTTGTACGGTCATGACCCGGGATAACGTGTTCACCGCGGTGATCACCATGGGTTCCGCTTTTAGACCTACCTCATAGTCGTTTTGCACGAGGATTGCCTCGATTCGCAGGAAATGTTCGTCCTTCGCCTGCACACCGGCTTTGTAAAGCGAATAAGCGCTGAGCGCATTGGTGTCGCGTGTCTGGATCCGGAAATAATTAGCTTCTTCCTCGTAGGACAACCCGACAACCACGATGCACACAGCGTCCGGAACGCCAATTTGACGCATGGCGCACAGCCGATGCTGCCCATCCACAATCGCGTAACTGTGCGGACCGCGCTTAGACAGCAGTAGTACGCCGACGCGCGCCGGGTCGAAGTTGTCAGCGATACGCTTGACGCGCGCATTGTTTAGTACCCTCTGATACGGTTCGATACAGATTTCGCTCAGCGGGATCCGCTCGATACTTTGCATGTGTTTCATATATAAACCCTTTCTGATCATCATCGGGGAGCGTCTCCGCTCCCCGATCCATGTTCGTTGTGTTATGATTCCACGATCTCACCTGTCACCGGATCGAACGGTGTCGGCACCTCAGTAAACTCATCCAGATCAATAGCTGTCGCCGCGGCATGCTTGGCGTACTCCTTTACCTGCTCTGCAAGCTGCGAAACGGCCGTGAGCTCTACCTCCGTGAGTGAACGGTCGATCTTGAACTGCGCCTGGGAGTAGGCGATGCCGCCGGCGTTCACGGTTTTCTTGAGCGAGAAACGCGTCACAACGGAGATCGACTTTTTCCCATGGCTCAGCAGGCGCTGGATATAGCGCGTGAACTCCTTGAGCGAACCGGTTGGCAGCGAAAGCAAAAGCGGAAACACCTCACCCTCGCGCAGGATGTAGATGCGGCGACGATTCTTACACGCCTTCCCGCCGCCTTCGCCGGTGCCGAACTGGTTAAATCGGCACTTAGCGCACGCTCCGCCGGGATCGCCTTCACCGGTGATACCATCAAAGCTGCCGCAGTCCGGCGGTTCATTCCCGCCGGCGTATTTATCCCTGTAATACGCAAACAGCGGATGATGATAGAGGATCACGCCGGTGAACTCCTTTACGGTTTCCGGCTCACCATCCTCCTCGCCGGGGAGCTCGAAGACGGTGCTGCCTGCTGACGGAATCTTGATCCGTTCAAACGAGAGGCTCAGTCCCTCAAGTTCCTGCGACATCGCGTCGCTCAGGTTGAAGTTGGCGAGCTCCGAGAATGCGTTCTGTGTGGTTGCGATTCCTGTTTCCTGTGTCATATGATCGATTTCCTTTCTTATTACCGGCCGGCTTTGCGTACGCCGACCGTAGTTTTTTCAAATACGTTCACGAGCCCATCAAGCCATTGTGGGAGAACGTCCTCATTCTCCGTGGTCTGCTCTTTGACAAACGCCGAGAGCGAGTTGGCATTGACGGTCTCATACACCAGATCGCCGAATCCCGCTGCGCGTAGTGCCGCGAACAGCTCATCCTTACGTCCAGCGGTCGCCGAAGCGCGCGTCGTGTTGGTCAGGCAGAACATCGTGCCGTTGCGAGTAAAGTTCTGCGTTTCCGTACTGATCATGCGCTCAGCCAGCGCGGCATCCACGCGCTCGATCTCCTCCGTGATCTCTTTGAGCTCCTGCTCAGCGTATTTTTTCGTTTCTTTGAGTTCGCGCAGCTGATCCGCCAACGCGAACAGTTCTTCAGATGGCATTGTTTTCTCCTCCTCTTAGTCGGGTTGGAACGGGTTTCTACCCGCCCGGTATTCGTCGATCAGAATTCTTGCCAGATCGGCTTTGTCTATTAGCGCCTGAAGCACTTTTTCATCCACAGTGCCAGCGGCGACGAGGTAGAGATAGGTGCAGGGATTCTTCTGACCGACACGATGGATCCGTGCTTTCGCCTGCTCAAAGTTCGACATGCTGTAATCCAGCGAGTAGAAAACCATGGTGTCGGCGGCCGTGAGCGTGATGCCCAACCCCGCCGTCGCGATCTGGCCAACGAACACTGTCACATCGGGATCCGTTTGGAATCGGTGCACCTGATCATCCCGGTCCTTAATCTCGCCGGAGATGACGGAATATTGGATCGCTTTTTGTTCGAGTAGTTTTCGGATGGCGTCGATCTCCGGCAGGAACCGAGCGATGATCACAAGCTTCCTTTCGTCCTCCGCTGCGCTGTCCACGATGTCCGACAATGCCTTGAGTTTGGCTTCGCTCACCGATATGGGTCGGTCGGAATCGTCTTGACACAGGAATCCACCGGTCAGTTGGGACAGTCGCAGCAGGCGTGTCAGCACATTCGCTGCGGTCACCTCGCCCTCGCGGAGCTGAATCATGCTGTCGTGCACCATATCGAGATATAGGTGCTGTGCCTCCGGTTCCAACAGGACCGTTCGGACGATCTCCGTCGTTTCCGGCAGGTCCAGGCACTCGGCTTTCGTTGCGCGGAATGCGATGCTGTGGATGCGGCGCGTGAGTTCCTTCGCCATGCCCTCTTTCAACACGGGAACGTGCAGTCCGTACCCGGTCATATCGAAATAGCGATTACGGAAAGCATAGAAGCTGTTACCGAATACTGCAGGATTCAAGAACTTGTAGGGACTGAACACGTCGATCGCCTTATTGGTGATGATCGTGCCCGTCAGCAGCATCCGATACCGTGCCATCGCGCCGAGCCGATGCATGCACTTGCTCGCCGCGATATTGTGAGTCTTGATCTTGTGCCCTTCGTCGCACACAATGAGATCTGCGTTCCATGCGGCAAGCTCGTCTTCCAGCCGCCATGCCGATTCGTAATTGATCACTCCAACGATCAAACCGTTTGTCGACAATTGTCGAAGATTCTCGGATTTTCTCGATCCGGTTCCATTGAGAACAGCAAGCGAATACGGATAGTCCGCGAATTTCTGAAATTCCTCCTGCCAGACACCCAGGATCGACAACGGCGCAACGATGAGCATCCGCTCGATCTTATGATCGAGAAACAGCCGACCTGCGACTGCTATGGTTGTCAGTGTTTTGCCGGTTCCCATTTCCATGAGCAGCGCCACACCGCGACTTGGCGGTGGGTTGCACCCTGTCAGGCCGAACGAGCGACAGGCAAATTCATATGCCCGTTGCTGATGACCATACGGATGCGCTTTAACCGGCATTCGGTTCGTCATGTTTTGTTCCATCAATTCCTCTCCAACATTCTTTCGTTTCAAAAAGAGT